TACTTACACCAACTGACGTTAATCAGTTTGAAGCAGGTGATCTAAAGGGTGATATGGGTCGTAAGCCCAAAGCACTTACAGCACTGGTTCGTAACTGTGTTAATATGTTTGGCAGCATGAATGTTGGGCTTGTAGCAACTAATCACACTTATGCAAGTCAAGACATGTTTGATCCTGATGACAAGATCAGTGGCGGACAAGGCTTTATCTACGCCAGCTCTATTGTTGTTGCTATGCGTAAGCTAAAGCTCAAAGAAGATGAAGATGGTAATAAGATCAGTGAAGTGCGTGGTATTCGTTCAGCTTGTAAGGTTATGAAGACTCGTTATTCTAAACCTTTTGAAAGTGTACAAGTTAAGATTCCCTATGACACTGGCATGAGTCCAACAAGCGGACTACTTGACATGTTTGAGTCAAAAGGCATTGTTAAGAAAGACGGCAACAAGCTAACATACATTAGCCCAATAACTGGGGAAATTATTAAAGAATTCCGCAAGGGTTGGACAGATGATAAATTAATGATCATCATTAATGAATGGAAGGAAACTCCAGTTCAGGTTAATGCAGAACCAGAGGAAGTTGTTGGAAATGAGTGACACAGAATATCTAGTTGCTATGTGGGAAACTGTTAAAGAATATATTCCCACTAAAGATCGCCAAACCGCAGCAGATCACGTTGTAAATGAACTTGTTGAGCTTGGTATTGATGATCATGACTTAAAGGAATTAGCAGTTGACAAGAGTATGTTAAGTGCTATAAAGGAACATGTTGAACTTGACCCTGAGGACGAAGAAGACGAATAATGTGGTACTCAAAAGTAGTAGCAGACTTAGGCAATATACCTGGTTTTATTGCTCACTATGAAAATGAGTTAACACAAGCCAAAATAGACATTCGAGTCAAAGGCAACGTAGAAAAAAATATTGCTGCCTTACCTGGAATAACTGAAGAACGATTCAGTCAGCTTCAAGAAATTGAAGCTGTTTTGAACTTTTTAAATATTCAAATTCGTGTCATACGACGAAAACATTTTCAAAAATATCTAGAACATTACGCCCGTGCATTAAGCAGTCGTGATGCTGAAAAATATGTTGAAGGTGAACAAGAAGTTGTAGATTACGAAACCATCATCAATGAAGTAGCATTGCTGCGTAACAAATGGTTGGGCGTAATGAAAGGTATTGATAGCAAACAATGGCAATTAAGTAATCTTGTTAAACTAAAAGTAGCTGGGATGGAAGATTTCAGTATCTAAGCCATCCCAAATGCATTCCTAATTTCGGTGTATTATATTGATAAAACTTAGTAAAGTCACCAGTATAACTGTTATTGCTTATATTGTTGACAATAATGTTAGATTCTAAAATCTTTATCTCATTGAATTGTTTGGCTAAGTCGCTTAATAAAAGTTTTTCATTATATACTAAGTTTATATCACGATCTTTCACTTGACCTGCACCAATTAGTTCAACCATTGGAGCTATGTCTTCTAAATTTATAAAATCAAAATATCTATCATTTTCTATAATAAAGTCTTGTTTAGGTTTAGTCCATAGTTTTTTGAAAAACCTTTTTGTATTTTCACTGTAATGAAAGACCCCAAACAAACGTAAAGTGTAAAAGTTCTCATATTGTATAGCATCACGGCTAATAAAGTTTTTAACATATCCATAAGAAAATGTTGGTTCACAATTAAAAATATCAAGTTCCTGAGCATAATTTATGTCACGGTCTATGTCAAATTCATGACCGCTGCCAAAATTTATCAATCTTTTAAAACGGTGTCTGTTGTTAACTAAATTATCCCAAATTCTCAAATTGTCTCTAATTAGGGGATCTTGTATAGACTGCATTGGATCATTTATATTATCTCTTCCTACCAATGCACAATTTATCACAAGATCGAAATATGTAGTATTGAAAAATTGCCGTACTGCATTAGCATCTAACATGTCAAGTTTATCTCTACTACAAGCAAATATTTGATGCCCTACTTCTTGTAAGTAGCTGCTTAAGTATTTGCCAATAAAACCATTTGCGCCAGTTATCATAATTCTCATAATTGATCCAATATTATATTTGATTATAGTAATATTTAATGTAGTATAAGTCATGTTTTGCAGAATTGAAAAAATAAGAAACTATATATTAGAACGGAGTTATAAATGAAAAAAGCTTTAATTACGGGAGTTGCTGGACAAGATGGCAGCTATCTAGCAGAAATGCTATTGGAAAAGGGATATGAAGTACATGGCCTAATACGTAGAAGTTCAAATTTTGATCATCCAAATACAATTAATATTAGAGACCGTGTTATATTCCACAATGGTGATTTAAGTGACAGTAATAATATTAGAAATCTATTAGATAAGATTCGTCCAACTGAGATTTATAATCTTGCAGCACAAAGCCATGTAAAAGTAAGCTTTGAAATGCCAGAACTAACTGGTGATGTTAATGCACTTGGACCGCTACGTATTCTAGACAGTATTCGTTCATTGCGTATGGAAAATGAAACACGCTTCTATCAAGCTAGCACCAGTGAAATGTTTGGTATTCAAAAGTATAATCCTCAGAATGAAGAAACCCCATTCTATCCAGGTAGTCCATACAGTGCTGCAAAGCTGTATGCTTATTGGATTACAGTAAATTATCGTGAAAGCTATAATATCTTTGGATGTAATGGGCTGCTGTTCAATCATGAAAGTCCACGTCGTGGTGAATTGTTTGTTACACGAAAGATCACAAAAGCATTTGCTAATATAGTAGCAGGCAAGCAGAAGGTGCTTGAACTTGGTAACATGGATAGCTATCGTGATTGGGGACATGCTAAGGATTATGTTCGTGCTATGTGGATGATGCTACAGCATGATACACCAGATGACTATGTTGTTGCCACTGGCGTACAGAGCAGCATACGTGATTTTTGTAATCTAACTGCTGAATATTTTAACATTAACTTAAAGTGGGAAGGCGAAGGTGTTAATGAAGTTGCTCGTAATACAGCAACAGGTGACATTATGATTCAGGTTAATCCTGCGTTTTATCGTCCAGTTGATGTTGTTAATATCCAAGGAGATGCTTCTAAGGTACGCAAGATTTTAAATTGGACTCCGGAATATAATTTACAAGACTTAGTAAATGACATGTGCGAAACAGATTATAGGATAGCGAACGGAAAATGACTTTAATTTATGCTCCAGTTAGTATTGGTGATCTTTGGGATAAGATCACTATTCTACAAATTAAAAAAGAAGAATACACAGCTAACTTAATTAACAATCCGATGAATTCAGTGAAAATTGAATATGTTGAAAAAGAATTTGAAGAGTTAATGAAGATAGTTGATAGTATTCCTGTACCCTCAAATGGACCAGTAACTGAACAGGTTACTGCTCTTAAAGAAGTTAATCATATGATTTGGAAAAATGAAGAAATATCTAGAACATATGGCGAAGGTTTAAAAGACTATGACAATGAATTTATTAAAATTGCAGTGCAGACGCACAAGGGCAATGCTACTCGTTGTCAAATTAAATTAGATATTAATATGCTTTATGGAAGTTATATTGTAGAAACAAAATCATACATCAATGAAGGATTGACAAAATGAAAAAGTTACTTGAATTAGGTGATCACTATGTCAGTGATTTCATGAAGCCAGACGCAGAAATGCGTGAGACTAAGCCTTGGAGTCTAGATCTATACTTAGACGAAGAGATTGGTGCAGCAAGACTAGATGGTGTTGCTCCATTAGACAAGATGTACGGTCAGTATTGGTATCGCAGTGGTATCAACACAAGTATGACTAAACAGCTTGGTGATATTGTTGCTGAAATTACCGGTCGTGTTAAGATTGAAAATGGTGATCTTTGGCTTGATATTGCTTGCAACGATGGAACACTGCTACGTCAAGTTCCTGGCAATATGCTTAAAGTTGGCATTGATCCTGCAGATGATAGCTATCTAGCTGAAAGCAGAAAGGTTGCACATGCTGTAGTACAAGACTTCTTTAGTGCAGATGCTTATCAGCGCACTGGATATGGAGATTACAAGGCCAAGGTAGTTACTTGTATTGCTATGTTCTACGATCTTGACAACCCACGTCCTTTTATTCGTGATGTTCATAACATCCTAGCAGATGATGGCGTATTTGTTGTACAGATGAGCTATACCCCGTTGATGCTTAAGCAGTTGGCTTTTGACAACATCTGTCATGAGCACGTTTATTACTACAGCCTCAGCAGCATCAAGAAGCTATTTGAAGCAGAAGGCTTTGTGCTACGTGATTGCAGCTTAAACGATACTAACGGCGGTAGCTTCCGTGTTTATTTCCAAAAGGCCACAGCTGATAAGACTACATTTGGCACAGCTCCTCTACGTGATGTTTGTGATTATCGCATTGCAAGTACATTAGAGTTTGAACACAACCATTGGGATATTAGTAATCCTGAGTTGTGGGAAACATTTGGTGTTAATATTTGGAGTTTAAAGAAGCAGGTAATGGACTTCCTACATCAAGCTAAGGCTGAAGGTAAGAAGGTCTATGGGTATGGTGCAAGCACTAAGGGCAATACGTTGCTTCAGTTGTTTGGTATTACACCAGATCTAGTTACTGCTATTGCTGAACGTAGCCCATACAAGTTTGGATTGCAGACGGTTGGAACGAACATTCCAATTGTCAGTGAGGAAGAAATGAGAGCAGCAAAGCCTGACTACTTGCTGGTTTTACCTTGGCATTTCATTGATGAGTTTGTTAAGCGTGAAAGTGAGTTTATTGCAAGCGGCGGCAAGCTTGTTGTTCCTTGTCCAACTTTTCAAATTATAGGTTGAATATGAAGAATATAGTATTTTTTAATCATTGGCACTATGGTGATTTTTTTAGTACTCGTGGTATGGTAGCTGACATTCAACGTCAGTTACCTAACTATCGTTATGCTTATGCACATAATAAGAATCCACTGGCTACTCGAGATTTAGTTAACTTTGATCTTAAACAACCTCAAATTGATCATATTATGAATGGTATTGATCAGAGACTTCGTATTGCTCAAAGTGATGATACTATATTTGTTAATACTTGGGTTGGAGCATATGAAGGCATGTGGCAAGGATTACATCCTCCGTATACTGCACAATATGATATTTTCAAAGCAATTTATAGTATCCTTAATCAAAGTTTTAATTTAGGGTTGTTAATCACTAACAATATTTGGGATTACATTCCTGAGATTGATTATACTAAAATTGATACTGCTATTGCAGATGCTTTGGTTGCTGATTGTAAGGGAAAAATATATCTATTTTGTAATAACCCTGTAATGAGTAAGCAAAGCAGTATGGGTGATATGAAAAATATGATAGAGACATTGGCTGTTAAGTATCCCGATGATACATTCATTGTTACTGATCACTTCAATACAGAATATTTTAATATTAAATTTACATCTGAGATTTTTAATAAACCCAATGATTTATTGGAAATATCTTACCTAAGTAAATTTGTAAATGTCATTGTTGGGAAGAACAGCAGTCCCTATACATATACTCAAACTAAGAGTAATATCTGTGATCCAACTAAACGGTTTATCTGTTTCAGTCATGACGTAAGCGACACATTAACATACGGATTAAATTGTTCTGCAACTTTTAATTTCAGCAATATTGTAGATGAGATTGATGCTGTTAAAATTATAGATAATGGATTTTAAATAATATGAGTCATAGATTTTTATTTGTCAACACACGCCACCTCGCTTGTAGTATATTTGATCGAGGAGTAATGTTTTACGACAGTATCAAAGATGGAGAACATTGGGACATAGACTATGTAGAAGTCAATGACTTAGATATCAATCAATTACACGCCGGAAAGATTGTTAAGAAAACAGGGGAAATGTCAGCTCCTTACGATGTTTACTTTTTCAATTATCACCCGTATACAATGAGAGAAGTAGAAGGTGTTTTTTGTGAGTATTTTCACAATTTACCCGGAGAAAAATATGCATTTATTGTTGAAGAAATTAGGGATTTGAATAATCCTGTAGTTGACGGAGTTCCTGATGTTTTCAATGGATATATAGTAGTTGATCCAACTGCAACTTATAATAGTCCAAAGTTTCATTCATTTCCTAGACCATTGCCAAAATATATCGTTCCTGATGAAAATTGGCAACAGCCGTCAATTCCTATCATTGGCAGTTTTGGATATCCAACTCAAGACAAAGGGTATGATTTAGTAGTTCGTGCAGTCAATGAGGAATTTGATAACGCTATTGTTCGCATTAATTTACCTCAGGCAGCATTTGCAGATCACGATAAGTCTAATGTAAACAAAGTCATTTCAGATTGTTATGCTGCTGCTAAACCCGGAATTGAAGTTCGTATTACACATGATTTCATGAGTGATGATGAATTGATTCTTTGGGCAAGACAAAATACTGTGAATGCTTTCTTTTATCCCAGAGCAATTTTAGGTGTTGCTGCATCACCAGATCATGCAGTTGCCAGTGGTAGGCCAATTGCAGTTTATCAAAATCCTTGTTTTAGAAATATACTTCAATATCAAAAGCCTTATCCATTAATGAGTCTTAGAGAAACTATTGCAACAGGTACAGAATATGTAGCACAAATGCAAAAAGCATGGTGCAAAGATGCATGTGTTAATAGACTAACTGAAATTATATTTGGTAAAAAGAATTGATATGAAAACAGCAATCGTATTTGGCGCCGGCGGATTTATTGGTGGTCACATTGTCAGCAGATTAAAGAAAAACGGATATTGGGTAAGGGCAGCTGATATTAAGATGCCTGAGTTTAATATTTCAGATGCCGACGAATTTTTTCAAGGTGATCTCAGAGAACAGGTATTTGTTCGTAGGCTCCTTAATAGAAAATTTGATGAAGTATATCAACTTGCTGCTGATATGGGCGGAGCCGGATATATCAATACTGGAAATTTTGATGCAGATGTTATGAATAACAGTGCATTAATTAATCTGCTGATAGCTGATGAAGCTCATAAACGAGGTTGTAATAAAATCTTTTTTAGTAGCAGTGCTTGTGTTTACAATGAGCATAATCAAATGAACACTGACAATCCAGATTGTCGTGAAGAAACAGCATATCCAGCATTGCCTGACAGTGAATATGGTTGGGAAAAGCTGTTCACTGAACGTTTGTATCATTCATATAATAGACAGCATAATATGACTAATAAAGTAGCACGTTTTCACAATATTTTTGGTGAATATGGAACTTGGACCGGAGGCAAAGAAAAAAGCCCTGCTGCTATTTGTCGTAAAGTAGCAATGGCAAAAGACGGTGATGAAATTGAAATTTGGGGAGACGGATTACAAACACGCAGTTTCCTACATATTGATGATTGTATAGACGGCATCATGCGTCTAA